TTCAGGGGGCGTTTGATTCTCTTGGGCGGCAGTTTGCTCAACAAAGATAATGGGCTATGAACAATCAATTTGATATACCTGTTGAGTATCTTACTGACGATGAAATAGCAGAGCTTAGTAAGGTAGTAGGGCGCTTTGAAGAGGTATCTAAGAGAGATGAGAACCAAGAAGGTTTCATGTCTTTTGTAAAGCATGTTTGGCCTACCTTTATTGAGGGCAATCACCACAAGATTTATGCTGAAAAGCTACAGAGGGTGGCTGAAGGCAAGTTGAAGCGGTTGATTGTGAACATGCCGCCCCGACACACGAAATCTGAATTTGCGAGTTATTTATTTCCTGCTTGGCTGATGGGTCGCAAGCCCGAAACCAAGATTATTCAGGCGACACACACGGCTGAGTTGGCTGTAGGTTTTGGTCGTAAGGTCAAGAACCTTATTGACAGTGAGATATATCGTGATGTGTTTCCTGAGTTGAAGCTTGCGGCTGATGCAAAAGCGTCTGGTCGCTGGTCTACATCTAAAGGGGGCGAATATTATGCTGTGGGTGTTGGTGGCGCGTTGGCTGGTCGTGGTGCTGATTTGTGTATTATTGATGACCCTGTTTCTGAACAAGATGCGTTATCACCCACAGCCCTTGATAATATTTACGAGTGGTACACTTCAGGCCCCCGACAGCGTCTCCAGCCAGGAGGCGCAATAATTATTGTTATGACGCGGTGGAGTATCCGTGACTTGACAGCAAAGGTGTTGCAGAAGCAGGCGGAGGGTGGCGCTGATAATTGGGAGGTTGTAGAGTTTCCTGCAATTTTTCCTGATAATGATAAGGTTTTGTGGCCTGAGTATTGGAAAAGAGAGGAGCTAGAGGCTGTAAAGGCTTCTATTCCTGTTGCTAAATGGAACGCGCAGTATTTACAGAATCCTACTGCCGAGGAAGGCGCGATTATCAAAAGGGAGTGGTGGAATGTTTGGGATAGTGGTGAGCCACCAGCTTGCTCATACATCATACAATCATACGATACTGCCTTCTCTCAGTCAGAAAGGGCGGACTACTCTGCTATTACTACTTGGGGTATTTTTGAACCTGTGGATGGAGACGGGGAAGCCATCATCTTACTTGACGCGCAACGAGGTAGATGGGATTTTCCAGAGCTTAAACAAGCCGCTCAAGATTTATACGAAGAGTTTGAGCCAGACATGGTTCTTATCGAACAGAAAGCCAGTGGCATGCCGCTCACGCAGGAGTTGCGGCGCATGGGCGTGCCCGTCACACCCTTTACGCCTTCAAGGGGTGCTGATAAATTTACTCGCATGAATGCCTGTGCGCCAGTGTTTGAATCTGGTATGATATGGCGACCTGATATGAATTTTGCCGAGGAAGTTGTCGAGGAATGTGCCGCATTTCCTAATGGTGAGCATGATGACTTGGCGGATTCGATGACACAGGCTATACTAAGGTTCAGGCAGGGTGGGTTTATCATTACTCCCTCTGATTATGATGAAGATGATTACAGAGAGTTTCGCGGGAAACGGGAGTATTACTAATGGCACATTGCAATTCAAGCCCCAAGAAGATGAAGGATGGCGGCCCATCTGCGCCTATCATGCCTGAAAAAGCCAAAGAGATTCGCAAGAGAAAGCGCAAAGAGCGCAATGCTAGTGCTGAACGTACTGAGATGCCTTCAAAGAAAATGCGTGAAGCTATGGCTAAAGGCTACAAAAACGGTGGCTGTGTAATGTCTGGTCGCGGCGGTAAATTCAAGGGGATTTCGTAATGGACAAAAAGATTCCTTCAAAGTTTAAAGGATTTTCTAAGCTTCCTGAAAAAGTTCAGGAAAAGATAGACCCTAATCTGGCTCAAAAATATGAGTATGGTGGTTCTGTTAAGAAGATGGAAGCTGGTGGTGCTGTATGCCGTGGCATGGGCGCTGCAATGGGCGGCGGTAAATTTTCAGGAGTGAAGTAAGATGCCTAAGAATCAAAACCTTTCTGTTGAAGAGCAAATTATCAAACGGCTCACAGCCCCCGGACCACAGTTACGCGCCGCCGAACAGCGGGCAAGAAGGCAGCAAGCCGCTCGTAGAGTTATACAGGATGTAGAAGATTTTAAAACAGGCAGTAGAAATCCTATTATTGAGATTTTTGAAGGTATGGCTGGCAAATATGAAGATGGTGGTGAGGCCAAGAACAAGCCCGGCTCTACTTTCAAGCCTATGGATATGGGTGGAGACATTCTTAACTCTTACTTGGCTGGCATGGGTAACAGCAAGGACACTACCGTAAAAGGTGGCGGCAAGAAGCCGAAGCCTAAGAAGATGAAAAAAGGTGGTCATGTTTCGCCTCGCAAGGCGCAAGGCATGATGTATGGCGGCGATGTTCGAAAGAAGAAGAGATGAAGATTGACGGTCTTACACTCAAGCAGATACTGACAAAGGGCACGACACAAGGCGTGTCTAGTCTTACTAACGCTCAGTATGATGCGTATAATAAGGCCATTCTGAATCAGAAGTCTGGCGTTCCTAACTTTAGCAAACAACCGCGCAAATATTCATCTGGTGGCGCGGTAAAAGGCTGTGGCGCCGCAACCTCTGGGACAAAATTTAAGGGTATATTCTGATGAAGTTTGATGTGCAAAGAGCCGCTGACGAAAAACGGTTTGAACTTGAAAAAATGCGCCGTGAGATTGAGGCGTATGATGATGCTGTTCAGCGCGAGGCACGCAAAGGAAAAGGCAGGCGTGGAAAAGCTAGAAAGCAAGCTAAAGTTCGTAAAGAAGTTGACCAGCATTTAGAAAACAAAGCCGCTCGCAAAGCCAACCCGCTACCCAAAAGCAACTCTCAGAAACTTGCTGACATTGAAGGCTATGCTGGCGGTGGTGAAGTAAAGGGTTGTGGCTCTGCTGTTCGCGGCACAAAATTTAAGGGAGTGTTCTAATGTCTACTATCCGCATTGAAATCGACATGAACAGCATTGAGGATATGGTTCCTGGCTATGGCGATGGTGATGATGACAACTTTGTATGCCCTGTTTCCACACAAGACAAATTAATTAACGCTAAAAATAAGCAATTCGCTATTGATGAGTATAATTATGGCCCAACAACAAAAACTTGGGAAAACAAGAACGCCCGTTGCGGCACTTGTTCGTATTTTAACTTACAGTCGTCTATGCTTAATTGCATTTCAGAAGGCTTGGGGCTAGAAGAGGGCGTAGGTTACTGCGACAAGCTTCATTTTGCTTGCTCTATGGAGCAGGTTTGTAATTTGTGGGAATTGGGCGTTCCTAAAACAGACGGCGATTTAGAAGATTATCCTTCTGATATGGGCAATCAAAGGGATATTCTATGATGAGGTTGGGGCGGGTTTTGGCAACGCTAGGGCACAGCCCTTCCGCTCTGGCTGGCGCGATGGTTCCCTCCACCTTACGCGCCGCTTTGCCCGTCCCAGCACTTTTATAAAAGAGGTAAAAAATGGCTATTGAAAAAGATATTGGTGCTGGTGGTGAAAACGTCATCCCCATGAATCCAGAGGAAAAGATTGACATTGTGGAGCTAGCTGCGCAACCAGGTCAAGTTACTATGGATGATGGCTCTGTACTTCTGGGCGATATTTCAGAAGAAATGATGATGACAGAAGTGCCAATCGACATTCCCTTTGATGCTAACTTAGCAGATTTTATGGATGAGTCGGAGTCATCAAGCATAGCGTCTGATTTGCTTGGAGATGTTGAAGACGATATGTCATCCCGTGAAGATTGGGAGAGCACATATAAGAAAGGCATAGAGCTTTTAGGAATGAACTACGAAGAGCGTTCTCAGCCTTTTGAGGGCGCTTCTGGCGTTGTTCACCCTCTTCTTGCTGAGTCTGTAACACAGTTTCAGGCGCAGGCTTATCGTGAGCTACTGCCAGCCGGGGGGCCAGTACGCACACAGGTTATTGGAGACGAGACAACTGAAAAGTTGCAGCAGGCAGACCGTGTAAAAAATTACATGAATTACCAAATCACCTATGAGATGGAAGAATACGACCCAGAGTTAGACCAGATGTTATTCTACCTACCCATAATAGGTAGTACCTTTAAGAAGATTTATTTTGACCCATTGCTTCAAAGGGCTGTGTCTAAGTTTGTTCATGCTGAAGATTTGGTCGTTCCTTACACCGCAACAGATTTGGCGTCCGCTTCAAGAATTACACATATCGTAAAGATGGATAAGAATGAAATCCGAAAGCTTCAGCTAACAGGGTTTTATTCTGATATTGATTTGCCTGGTGATGGATATTCTGAGGAAGATTATTCGGATGTTAGGGAGACGATTGATGAGGTTCAGGGTATTAGCCCGACAGGAACCAACGAAGATATAACTTTATACGAAGTGCATACAAATTTAGACTTGCCTGGCTTTGAAGACATGGATATTGAAGGCGAGGAAACTGGTCTGAAGTTACCATATATTGTTACTATTTGTGAAAAGAACGGCAAGGTTCTGTCTATTCGCAGAAACTACGAGCAATCAGACCCGATGCGCCGCCCCAAGCCTTATTTTGTGCATTATAAGTTTTTGCCCGGTTTGGGTTTCTACGGCTTTGGCCTTACACACATGATTGGCGGCTTGTCTCAAGCAGCAACAAGCCTTTTAAGACAGCTAATTGATGCTGGCACCCTGTCGAACCTCCCCGCAGGGTTTAAGGCGCGTGGCGCTCGTATTCGTGACGAAGATGAGCCACTGAATCCTGGTGAGTTCCGTGATATTGATGTCGCGGGTATGGACATCCGCCAATCTTTAATGACATTGCCATTTAAAGAGCCTTCACAAACGCTATACGCCCTTCTGGGTACGCTTGTAGACTCTGGACGCAGGTTTGCGTCTATGGCTGACATGAAGGTGGGTGAGATGGGCGGAGAAACGCCTGTAGGCACCACTATGGCTATTATGGAGCGCGGCACAAAAGTAATGTCTGCCATTCATAAGCGCCTGCATTATTCTCAGAAAATTGAATTTAAGCTTCTGGCTAATGTTTTTGCCAGATTCATGGCTCCTATGTACCCATATGCAGTGCCAGGCGCTCCCCCTGAAATAAAAACAACTGATTTTGACCAGCGCATTGACGTAATGCCAGTTTCTGACCCGAACATTTTCTCCATGTCGCAGAGAATTGCTCTTGCACAGACGGAATTGCAGTTAGTGCAGTCCAACCCTGAGATTCACGGCAATGAACGTGGATTGTATCAAGCGTACAGAAAGATGTACGAAGCATTAGGAGTTACCAATGTTGATTCCATACTCCCTCCACCACCTGTGCCTCAACCTACGAATCCAGCTAAAGAGAATCAAGAGGCAATGCGAGGCAAGCCTTTACAGGCTTTTGCAGAACAGAATCATCAGGCGCATATCGAGGCGCACCTCGCAATTATTGCAACACCTGTGGCGCAGGCTAACGCAGCTATAGTAATGACCTTGCAGGGGCATATTCAAGAGCACTTGGGATTCATGGCAGAGGCTATGGCTCAAGATGAGATTATGTCTAGCGTTTCGCAGGAGGAAATGATGCAGTTGCAATCTTCTCCTGAAGGCATGCAGGCTTTACAAGCTGATGTGGCTTCTCGCGCCGCTGAGTTGGTTGGGGAACTAACAGAACAGTATGCACAAGCGGTAACACCGCCACAACAAACAGACCCATTGGTGGCAATACGACAGCAGGAATTGGCTCTTCGTGGGGCTGATATCGAGCGTAAAACAAAAGAAGCGGCTGACAAGGCTCAACTTGACCGTGAAAAAGAATTGAATGACCAGATGGAAGCGCAGGCTCGTTTAGGTATTCAAAAAGAGGCTCTGGATGAAAAAACCAGAGTTGCAGAAGAGCGAATTCAAACTCAAAGGGATATAGCTGCCCTAAACAACATGACGAAGGGACAATAAAATGTCAGCAAGTTCAATCAATAGAAAAGTAGCTGAAGTAGAAAAAGCTAAAAAAGTGGAGCGCAGAAATGCCCTTATCGAAAGGTACAAGTCAGAAAACGATATCGTCAAACATATCAAAATTGAAGAGCGAGGGGTACCCGCAGAGGCAGTCAGTGGCGATAGCGTTATCGACAGCGGGGAAGTCAAAGCAAAGCCCCCAGAGAAGCCAAAAAAGTCAGCAGCAAAAAAAGCCAGTAGCTCTAAAAAAGGGTGGGCTAGTAAAAAACTTCTCTCCGATAGCTAGGCCACAAAGGTTTAAAGGTGTTTTTTAATGGCTCAAAAGAGACTTCAGAAAAACAGTGGGTACGATGAGTACGACATAGACGGGGATGGCGTTGTTACTGACGAGGAGTTAGAGCACGCAAAAGAAATTCGTCAAACTGAAAGAGATTTGCGTAAAAGCTTGGCTCAACTTCGCATGGCTAGATTTACTTTGATGGCTATGGGCGCTTTTACCGCCGCAATGTTTATTGTTCCCCTTGATAGGGTGGAGGCGTTAAGCGATATATCAAATCTTTTTTATATTTCTGGCGCTGGCATTGTAGGGGCTTACATGGGCACAACTGCCTGGATGAGCCGAAAGTAAATGCCAAAACTTAGTGAAAATACAGAGGTAGCACTTCCTCTTCGTAATATCATATCAATGTTAGGCGCTGTTTCGCTAGCCACTTGGGCTTATTTTGGTTTAACAGCTAGGTTGAATACCATTGAAACAAACATCACTATGATGAATGCAGATTTGGAGCAAAACACAGAGTTTCGCATTAAATGGCCCAGAGGAGAAATGGGTAGTTTGCCAGCAGATTCTGAACAGTTTATGTTGATAGAGCATTTGGCTCAACAATTGGACGAGTTGTCTGCACAAATAGATGAAGGTCGCGCTCCGCATGACCAGCAACAAAAACTAACAATAGATTTTTTGGAAAAACGTATTTCTGGATTAGAGGCTCAAATAGAGAAGTTGCGTAATGGGAGCCATTGAAACATCTATAATATTAATATTGTATATGTCAGGGTCTATCATGGAGCATGTGGGCTATGATAATATAG